AGCAGATATCTTGCTAGGTACGTTAGATCAGGTAGCAGCAGCAGTATCGCTGAACAGGCTTGGTGATGAGTACTCCCGTCAGATGTTCGCAAACAACCCTTGGGAATTCCTTTCGACTTCATTCCTCCCTCCGGGCGGTATGGTTGAGGGTATGGGTAGAGCTTTGACAGGTGACATAGGTAAGTTCATAGAACGTATACCAGCAGTAGGTGGGCCTCTCAAGGCCGCAGGATGGACAGACATACAGATAGGTGGTAATGATGAAGACTAAGAAGAAGAGAGCACCCTTAACAGCTAAAACTAAAGCGACTAAGGCAAAGCTGCAAGCGAAATACAATAAGACAGAGAAGGCTACAGAGAAGCGCAAAGGTGATAACAAAGCCAGAGCAAAACTCGGCCTGAAGGTTGGGGATACACGGGATGCATCACGACAAAAGGGTGGCGGCTTCAAGGCGGAAGATCGTTCAGCTAATCGTAGTCGTGGTGGGAAAAAGGGAAACAGAGCCGCTAAAGTTGCTGGCGGCAGGAAAGGTGGGAAGGCTAGTAAAGGCCCAAGAAAATGACTAGGGATGAAAGTGTGGAAACGCAACTAGGAGACGTAAAGCGGCAGCTTGAGAGAGTTTTGAACAGGCTTGACGCATTAGTTAGGCTAGAGGAGCAGCACAGCAACACTGTTGACAGTGTAAACAGAGCACACAGGGACTTAGAGAGGCTAGACCACAGAGTAGACAAGGTAGAAGAAGTTGTCTCAAAGAACAGTGTAGTGACAAGAGCCATGGAGAGACTGGGTTGGATGATAGTGAGTGCCGCTATCGGTCTAGCAGCCTTCTTGCTACGATGATTACCTTTGTGCTTGTGGTGTACCTAACCACTGGGCCTTTCACAGTAGGGGGTACTGACAAACCAAGCGTATGCAAATCTTGGGAAGCGTACTCCCCATTCAACGTATGTCTGAAACTCCAGACTTTATAGGTATAGAAATGTTAAACGTACTAGACCTCATCGCTGGGATATTTGAGCCAGCAGCAAAGTTGATAGACGAAGTACATACGTCAACTGATGAAAAGAACCAACACAAGGAACGTCTTCTTACTGTTCAAGCAGCGGCTATGCAAGTGGTGTTTGATTATGAGAGGGAAAGCCTGAAAGGACAACAGGCTATAGTAGAGGCTGAGGCTAGTTCAGATCATTGGATTGTCGCTAGTTGGCGACCAATAACCATGCTAACCTTTCTCGCTCTGGCGGTAGGTGATTCTCTGGGGTTGTTAGCTACGCCTCTGAGAGACGAAGCATGGACGCTCCTACAACTTGGCCTTGGAGGTTACGTCGTAGGAAGATCAGGTGAGAAGATTGCTAAGGTGGTTAAGGGGCGATAAGCCCCAACACATTAGCGAAGTAGACACTCAACCAGAACTGCGCCCCGTCCGTGGGGTGCAATCCATCTGTGGTTTGAGTCTCATCATACGGAGCGTCTAGTATTACTACGTTCGTGTACAACACCCCTACATCATACGTCCAAGCCCTAGCTGCAAGAGTTCGGGTAGTATGGTCAGGGGTGAAGTTCACTTGTATAGGCAATACCAAGTACACCACACAACCTCGGTTCTTAAGCGTGGTCATGTGGTTGTTTAGCTTCAGCTTGTACAGTGCTTCATCAACACCAGACCCTGCATCATTTGTGCCAAGCCAATAAATTACCTCTCGATTTCTGCAAGAGAGCTGTGAAGGAATCGTACTCTTAGTTAGCTGCGACCCCGCTACAGCTAGGTTCTGAATGTGTGCAAAGTCTAAGTCGTTAAGCTGTGAAGCCCATGACTTATCCTCTGAGGTGAGTGAGTCACCAAACACCCAGTATGACTGTGAGCTATCAGCACTACAAGGGAGGCTTATAAACAAGGTCAGGACTACCAACCCTATAGCAATCAAGAACGATGTATCGACCGTCTGAATCAGTGCATCCCTCTCTTCTTCCTTCTTTGCTGCCTTTGCCTCTCGCAAGTTCTTCACCCTGCTTCCTCCTCTGGCTCTTCTTCTGGGATTTGCTGAATCGTCCCCTGTATCTCTGTCATCACATCAGCCACCTGATGATACGGTAGTTGAGCCAGTGTGTTAAGTACCTTAGTTAAGACTTCTTCGCTTATGCTGTAGTTCATTGAAAACCTCCTGATCTATCTATAATATATGGAAACCACCACGGCGCTGTAACGATACCCACTACAAACGCTGCAAAGGCTAAGTCGATTACATCTATAAGTCTGTCACCCAGACCTTTACTTGTTAATCGCATTTTTAATGATTCTTGCTTGAATCTTGAGAGCTGGCGGAGATTTGTCATCGAATACCATTCCTAATAGTTTGTCAACTTCATGAGAGATGCTTGCTAACCGCAAGATGTCTGCTTGTTTAAAAGATTCTGCTTCCCGTAGATCATTCATATCCCACATACTCCTCCGGCACAGACCGCTTCTGAGTTTTCCTCAAATTGTACACCTTCATTAGATTTCGCTTCACTGTACGAGCAGACCGTAAGTGGCTGACCACCCCTTGCCCCATCCGGATAGACCGTGAAACCACGCAGTCTAGGTGCATACTTAGCGAGTATTGTAGCAAATTCATGTACCCTCCCTTCATTGTTTTTCTCAGTACCCCACGATGGGATATTGATCGTTGATGAGATAGCCATGTCTACGTAGTCCTGAACATCAGCTTGGAAACTCAAACGTCTTTCAAAGTCATCGACTAGAGACATCGAGGTTTCAATCTTATCAGGGTCTAGGCCATGGTTCTGTATCAAGTCTTCAGCAGTAGCGTCTACCACATACTCGTACTTCCACTGAGAACCACCGACAAGATACCTGCGCTTATAAGCCACAGCAAATAAAGGCTCAATCCCAGTAGTTGTACCTGCCAGAATCCCAATTGTTCCCGTTGGAGCAATTGCCCGATAAGCAACAGGCCTACTAATGTCGAGACGATCACACAAACTATTTGCAGCACGTTCACTCTCCTCTCTGTACACTTCCATCCACTGACGTAGTTCCTTGTTCATGCCATACTCGTAGCCACGCTTCAGCAACCACTCATGTATACCCATCAACCCTAGTCCAAGTCTCCGATTCTTCTTGCGTATCTCACGGATTTTATCATAGGGAAGATCAGCAGTAAGGGTGCCGCAAACAAGAAAGCCGCTAGCCAATCGGATGATATCACGGAATTCCTCCAGAGTGTCAATGGCCCCCATGTTAACACTGCCGAGGTTGCATACGTCACTATCATCTGCTGATGTAACTTCTGTGCAAGCATTGCGAAGCGTTTCATTCTCTTTATCTCCAAAGTTAAAGCTGAACCCCGGCTCACCTGTCTTCATTGCGTTGTGACAGTTGTCAATGAATATCTGTGGCAAGTGGCCCTGCTCAATGTGATCGAGGAATGCGTTGTCGTAGTTAAGACTGATGTTAGTCATGTCTAGTGGAGCATGGTTGTTGAAGTCAGCTCGCTTGCTGTCGGCATATGTAACACCGTCAGCGATAGGCATACTCTCCCAGTCCTTCATGTTTAGAAACGCTTTAGCATCACCGTGTCGCCAATTTATCGAGGCGTATATGGCTGAGCGTCTACTTCCTCCCTGCATAACATTACGTCCGACTTCGTTAATTGAGCACATGAGAGGTAATGGCCCTGAGGCAGTGCCTCCAGTTCTTCCCAGTGGAGAGCCTTCAGGTCTGAAGACCGAGTAGTCGATGCCGATGCCGCCGCCAGACATAAGACAATCAGAAGCCCTAGTAAGCAAGCGTCCCCATTCTTCACGTGTATCCTCCTCACCCTTCAACAGGTAACAGTTGTTGTAGAACTTAGCCTGACGGCCAGCGTAGTAGATGTACCGACCACCCGGCATGAACTTGAACTCTTGCATGTACTTGGTCAGGTCTAGCCGATTATCATCAGTGAAGATGTTCTCGGTTACGTTGTCCGCTATCAGTTCACACTTCTCTTTCCAAGTCTGTCCTTCGTAGTTGGCATACTTGTGCTGAAAGATTGTATCACCGAAGCTGTTTTTAAACTCACTCATACTTAGTCTCCTCTGTTTTGTTCTCCCACATTGGTTTGTATAGACGGCTACCTTCTTCCCTGTTACGGTTGTAGTCTTGCCCCTCTATCCGATTGATCTCACGGTTGAGATACCAGATGGCCTTCTGAAGGTCTTCTACCTTGGCATCCTTTAAGTCTGATCTCCAGATATACTTCATAGCATTGCCTAGGTTGAACTTCATGTGCTCGGTGATCTGAATACATTCAATACCACTGGGGTGCATACGATAGTGCTTAGGCTTGTTGACATTATCTGCCATATCGTTTCTCCAAGTAATTGAGTGAGACAGGTAGTTCGTCAAAGCTGCCGTCCACCACTTCGTTAAGTATCCAGATTCCGCGCCATGAGAGGTTGGTCTGTGCATTGAGGTAGCCCTCGTTGTGTTGGTAGAAGATACCAGCGAACAGGCCAGTCATTGCAGAACCATCTGCTCTACGAGCAAAGGCTATGTCTCGGTCTTGTACGTGACCCATGACACAGCTCATGTGCTTCTTGTTTAGCATTAGCCTAGCACTTGAAACAGGACGACCCATAACGCCACTAGTGAAGTAGTGACTATACGCCACGCCATCAATGACTTCAACTTCAAGGAACGGGATAACATCCCATCCGTAATCAGCAAGATTGAAATGGTCATAAGAAAGAAGATCGGCAAGCTGTATGTTATCATCTACGGCCCTCTTTATTCGTGCTTCGTGGTTACCTACAGTGAATACAAGTCTGGGATTCCAGACCTGCTTCTTGTTCTTCCGTAGACGTTTCTGTTCCTTGAGGATGGGAGCCATGAAAGCATCCATGCCCATGTTGCCTGCATCGATATCAGCTATGTAACGCCTACCCTCCATGTTACCCTTACCCTTGTCATACGACGACAGAGAAGGCATGTCCCAGTGATCTCCAATGTGGACAATCACGTCAGGCTTCTGCTCTACAGCGTACTTACCAGCCCACTTAAGGTGCTCAATACTGTCTCCGGGTTTTACCTGTGTGTCAGGTATTACCATGTGTCTCATAGCTTCACCTCTTTTAATCGCTTGAGTAGCCCTGCTAGCTGCTTATCACCCACCTCTCGGTACTTAGCACGATCCTTGTACTTGAAGGTCACATGCAAATACGCAGTGGTGAGCTTCCTCTTAGAGTGGTACACTGTGTCTTTAGTCTGAACTATATAGTTCATTTCTTCTTCCTCCTTCTGCGTTCATCATTGGTCTTGGCTTGGTGGCAGGTGGTACACACTACTTGTAAGTTATCTGACTCACAATACAGTGTGGAGACAAAGCTAGGGAGGTCATCATAACTCTTGAGACTTCCACACGGTCGGATATGATCGACCTGTACTTCTTTATCTGGGAACCAATCGTTGCACAAAGCGCAAGGGTATTCAAATCGTCTTCCGTCTCTCCTTCTGTTGGCGTTCTTTACTTTAAACTTGACAGGGTATTTGTTGAAACCTTGTCGGAGAAGAC